TGTTTGTTGTTAAATTACCAGTGTGGCTGAATGTTATACTTGCTGGTATTGATACACTTGCTGTTGCAGTAGCCCCTACTGTAGTACCTAAAGTAGTAGATACTAATTTGATTGCATCCTCTTCATTCAACTCTGTTAGGTTTAACTGAGTAATAGTAGCAGTAACAGGGATTGCTATATTAGGTATGTAACCCCAAGATGTTGTATCACTAGCCCAGGTTGTAGTCTTTGAAGACCAGCCTTCAGATAGTCCAGGTAAAGGAATATCTACTGTTGTTCCTAGTGTTACTGAGTCTGTGTATAACTTTCCTACCGTACCACTTATTGCACCTGTTGTTGCAAGAGTTGCAGTGTCTACATATACAGCATTATTAGATGCTGATAAGTCTGCAGTAGTCCCAAAGGTTGCTGTCCTTGCAAAGGCAAAGCCACCTAGTATTGATGTTGTGCTAGTAGCATCTAATGCTGCAGTAGCTGGGTATATACCATAACCAACATTACTTGAATCTTGTGTTGAGGCTAATGTTACTGAGTCAGAGAATGTCTGATTAGCCCATACGTTAGTAGTAGATGCCCAAGTATTAGTATCAGCTGCCCAGGTAGTCTGAGCCATTAGCCCTCAACTCCAGAGTAGATAGTACGTACTCTCATCTGTGAGCCTGAGTGTCTATCTCTTGCATCTGCCTTCTGTAGCTTATCAATAGCTGAACTGTATGCATTTAACCATACTGGTATACGCTCATCATTCTTAATAAATGGTTCTGCTTCTAATAGAGAACCATACAATAATAAGTCAGGTGCATTACTAGTTAGCCAGTTAGATGTTACAGTACCTGAAGTACCATCACCTAGTGATGTGAACTTCTCGTAGAAGGCAACCTCTAATGTGTATGCTGAGTCTGGTACTGGTGCTAATTGAATCTCATCACCAATCATAGTGTATGCTCTTGGTACACCTGTTGAACTACTGCCATACAATCTATCTAACATCTCAGGAGTAATATACTCCAGTGCTCTGATAGGGTTAGTATTCAGTTGGATGTTACGCATCTGTAAGTAACCACCAGGTAAGTTAAAGTATCTCTTATCTGCTGTGGTTGTCATAGTAGAACGTACTTCCATAGGTCTAATGCGTAAGTCTCTATTGATTCTAGTTTCAGCTAATGCTATAAAGTCTGGTATCCTAGTAGTTAAGTCACTACGGTCTAACCAGTCAGCTACTGCATCTTTAATATTTGTATACGTACTTAGTGCCATCTATAGTTTACCTTTTGTTGTTCTGAATGGTGCGTTGACTGGGTCATTCATCCATTCCTTCATACGTTCTTGGTTATTCCACACACCTTCTCTCATCATCTGCTCTACCATAATAATAGGTATACGAGCTACTCTGTGTGAGAATTGTGAGTCACCATCATACTGTGCTCTGCCACTACGGGCTGAGTCAAATCGAAGCATAGCATTATCTTCTGCAATCTTCTTTATTTCTTTGTTATCTTGAGTTGATACATTGGTTATAGAACCGTCTAGGTTCTCTACTAATTGTGTTTGTATTCCCATCTGTATCTTCCTCTAATATGATAACCCCCTCAATTAAGAAGGGGTTAAGTCAACTAGCTATTAACCAGTTGTGTACTGAATCTTACCGTTAGCTGCTTCGTTGCCACAGCGTAAGCCATACTCAACTAAAAGCATCTTCTTCTCAGAGTCACCAGTCTTATCGATGTCGATAGTCTGGAAATCACGTAAGTAGTCAACAGACCACATATCGTGGTCTAAGAAGTATACGATGTCCTGGTCACAGTATCTATCCAACTGAATGTTGAAAGTACCGAAGTCAGAAACATATACATCAACTGCGTTGTAAACAGTATTGTTGTCATCAACAACTGAACGAGTCGCACTAGCACGACCAGTCATAGCAGTGATTAACTTCTTATTAGTAGCACCTAATAGGATAGTTGATGGGTTACCACCAGCATTCCAAGTAGACTCTGCTACTGCAGTTACATCAGCTTCAACGATTGCTGCGTGAGTACCAGTAGTACCTGCATCAGTTACGTTAGTAGTGATGAAAGTTGCAGCACCTCTAGTCTCACGAGCTGTAGAAGCATCACCTGCAACAGATGCGTTAGTAGCTAATAGTGAAGTTTCCATATCACGCTTAAGCTCTTTAGAAGCTTTAGCAAGTTGGTGAGCAAGCTCAGACTTCTTACCAGCGTTGTTAACCTTGTCTTGAGTACCAGTAACTTCAACAACCTTCTTAGAGATTTGTGTGTAGTTGCCTAGACGAGTTGTAGCTGTAGTTGCTGCAGTACCTGCTGCTGCTCCTTCAACTGCTGCGTTAGTGCCAGAAGCTGCTGCTAGTGCATCAGTCTGCCATTCAAAGTAAGTGTTAGAAACACTGCCTTTCTTTGCGATACCAGATAGAAACGGAGTTTCTGTTGGGCTGATATCATAGATTACATCAGACAAATCTTCACGAATTGCTTGTGCATCATAAGTATTAAAATTAGTAGCCATTACTATTTCCTTATATTGTAGTTATAACCCTTGTTATAACATATCATAAAATACGGAAGCGGCATCATCTTGATGACCAGACTTCCTTAACCTTGCACGCTTTTTCTTGGTTTTATCATCGGCTGCTTCAGACTTAACTTTACCTCTTCCAGACTTCTGTACCTTGGGAACTTTCTTGATTGCCTTCTTCTTAGGTGCTACCTTCTTAGTTAACTTATCAAACTCCATAGCTTTCTTAAGTATAAGAACACTACGGTGGTCTGCTAGTTGGTCAACTTCTTCTGGTGCATACCCTGAAGATATTGCAAACTTTCTAATGTCTTCCTTAACGGTAGACTCTTTGTTGTCCCACTCAGGTAAAGCATTAACTAACTGAGAGTATTGGTCTTGAACAAAGGTTGCTCTTGACTGTGCCTCTTGTTGTTGCTGTTGTTGCTGTACAATCTGTTGTTGTTGTGCAGCATTCCTTGCTTTATCCTGAGCATCTCGGTACTCATCCTTCTTAAGCATATATGCATATGGGTCTTCCTCTTTAAGGGTTGACCAGTCTACATCTTTAAACTCTTGAAGCTTGGCTGACTGCTGTTCTTTCAGCATTTGTAAACCATTAGCGTACATTTGTCTCTCTTGCTCTAATCTAATACGCTCAGATTGAATTGCTTCGTTTTCTTTGCGTCCTTCAGCTAGTGCTTGAGACTTACGAGTATAGTCAGATTGTCTTTGATATCCAGCTTTAAGTTCTTCTAAGTTAACTTCATACTCTTCACCATCTACCTTAATAGTATAGTTAGATTCTTCAGCTACCTCTTCGGTTTCCTCTTCACCTGTATCTTCTGTCTCTACTTCTTCAGAGGCTTCCTCTTCTTCTGAGACCTCTTCTGTTTCGACTTCATCTTCCTGTTGGTCCTCAGCCACTACCTCGTCTTCTGTAGTAACTTCGGTTTCCTCGCCTGTAGGTTGGTCATTTTCTGATTCCCACATATTAAGGATATTATTTGCCGCCTCTTCTGACGACCCTTCTTTGGCTTTCTCAAAAGCCTGTGCAACTGCTTGGTTATTCTCTGCAGAATCCATAGTTATCTCCCTTGTTTTTAATTTGTATTAATAGAATTCGTCCTGTCCTTCAGCCAGCTTACCAGTAGTTAGTACAGACCTAATGTGTTCATCCACTAGACCTAGACTCTTGATGGTAATATAAATTCTATCTCTTTCTGTCTCTTCACTGATTTTAGTTTGTAATAACATTTCAATCAAGTGGTTCTTTGTATCTTCAAATGCTTCCTTATATAGTGGGTCTTCCACTAATCTCTTTGCATCTTGACCTCTTTGTATATCCTTCCCTTTCTTTCCCATTACTTCTCCTTCTTATGTTGGACCAATAGCCACTGGTCTACCTTGCTCCCTCTCTAATATTAACTCTTGTTGTTTAAGAGCTAAGTCTGCTTTCTTAATTTCTAATTCTTGTGCTTTGATTTGCATATCAACTTGGGCTTCTGATGCTTTAAGTTCAAGCTCTTGCTGTGCTAGTTGTGCATCTAGTTCCATCTCTCTCTGTTTAAGAGTTGACTCAGTTTGTAGTTTCTGCATCTTAATCTTAAGTTCTTCTGCCTTAAGTTGCATCTCTGCTTGCTTAGCTTGTTCTTCTGGACTAGGACCTTGTTGTTGTGGTTCTTGGTCTCCTGGGTCTGTAATGAAGTCCTCTACGTTCTTCATACCCATAGCTTTAATCTGTTCAGCAATTAAGTTATATACGTTCTTAGGTTTAATCATCATACCAGCAGCTGGGTGTTGTGCAACCATCTGTATAGTTTGAGCTAGTTGACCTAAGTGCATAAGGTTCATATCCTTATTACCAAAGCCTAGACCTACCTGTGCAGTACAGTCCATCTTCTCTTTCCATTCAGCAGGATATAAAGTAGTCCACTTATTATTTAGTCTGACAATCTTCTCAGGCGATTCAAACTTCTGTATAAGTTGGTACACACTATTGGCAAGGTCCTTCATCCCTGTCTCTGCGAATACTCTAGCAATCAATTCAATCTTCTGTTGTGCTGCAGTCATTACTTGTGCTACACCAGTAGCAGTTTGGTGTGACTTTAAGCCACCATCTCCAATNCCCATACTGTTCTTGTTAACACCAGTTCTNTCTTCTCTAATACTATCTAAATAGCCCAGCATATTAAAGGAGTTCTGGTCTAGCTGTGGAGTAGCTAGTGGTGACACAGCACCTGGTGTACGTACTCTTACAATACCTCCAGGTCTGCTGGTCATAAGGTCATCCAAGTTGGCTTGACCTTCGACTACTTCATAACGCCCATTATTTGTTAGATACATATTGTCTAACAAGTTACGCATTAAGGTAGTCTTAATTAGTTGAAGGTCAGAGATTAAGTCATAAATACTCAAACCATAAAACTTATGAGGCATTGGAACAGGTGTAAGGGAGGAGAAGGGAACACTGTCCACAGCCTCATTATCTAATAGTTCATCTCCGACCTTCGTTATCTTTCTTAATTCGTCTATACCATCGTTGTCAAAGTCTACCCTGATATAACATTCAGTTACCCAAACACCATCATCAATATCTCCATTAGGATAACTAGAGTCACCATCATAATCAAACCTGGCTAATCTCTCAGACTTCCATTCAGCTTCTTGTGCAGAGAATGCTCTCTCCAACTTGGCTTTAGGATAGCCCTGTGCTAATAGCTCAGACTTAGTTTTCTTGACTCTATGCCCAACAAATCTTGCATCTTCGATTCCCTTTGCGTACTTATTAATTAGGAATTCTTCTGGTGGTACAGGCTCAATACAAACCTGACCACTCTCTCTTGTTCTTTTAACTACAGCATCGTGAGTAATAGGTTGTGGTAATTGACCCTCAACTAATTCCTCTGTACCATTTGCTGTATGCTCTACTATTTCGATATCATCATCAATAAGTAGTGAAGTAAATTCTTCTTCTGTGAGGTTCTTATATTCCTCTCTTGTTACTTCGGTAGTGTCATCCCAGAAGTGCTTGACAATTCCGTTCTTCTGTAATAGAGCATCTTTGAACCAGCTATAGATAATACTAAAGCCTGGGTTCTGTTTCATAATAACATAATTAGTGTAGTCAGTAGCTTGCTTAGCCATCTCTACATCTTCAGGACCTTGAGGTTCAAACTGTACTACCTTATCACCACCTGTGAATATCTTCATTAGGCTTGGCATAATCCATTCGATTACATCAGCAACATCTCGTGTGACAATTTGAGAACGACCTTCTTGCTCATTACCATACTTCTTACCATAGTATCTATCCATAGCATCAGTACGCTGACGAGTTAGTTTACCATCACCATAGCCAAGAGCACCTTGAATCTCTTGTTCTACGTGGGCGGCTAGTTCTCTCTTGGTCATCTTCATATTTACTTTGTACCTTTAGTTGGTGCTTTAGCTACTGCTCTCAGCAATTCCTTTAGTTCTCTAATGTCTTCTGACATCTCAATAATCTTATTTTCTAGCCACTTCGGATTCATTCCCTTCTCCTATTATATTACCCAACTTAAATCCTGCTTAGGTAATTCCTTACTCCAAGCAGAGTCGTTCCCTGTGAACACTACCTCTGTATTACATAAATATCTGAAACTATCACTTGCGTGTGAAGTCCAGTCGTGTACTGGTTTCTGACTCCAAATCTTCTTCTTATCATCATAAGAGCTACGGTACTGTAATAAAGCATCTATACCTTTCTGACACTTAGTCTCATCAAACCAACATCTATTAAGGGTAGTTCTGACAGTATCAATACCATCCATAACCTTTAACTTAGGTGCAACTTGGAATTCAATACCTAGGCTATATGCTAAGTCTTTCCTGCTTTTACCTGTACTAAATTCTCTTACTACAATATCGTGTGGTGCTATATGTGCACCATAATTATAACCTTTCTGATTTAATAAATCAATATAGTGNGGNAATCCCTCACCAGAGTTCTCGTAGTAATCAATTAAGTTAATTGCCTTACCATCATATTGTGCAAACCATATAGAGGTACTATCAGATACNCCTAAGTCCCAGGCTGTTATTACCTGCTTAGATGGGTCATAAGGTACTTTACCTATACGTTGCTCATCATAAGCAGCTTCCATCTCTTTGGCATAATATGCACCTCTCAGTGCTGCAGACCAACTACACTCATACTCTTGTTCAAACTCAGACTCAGCCATATCTTGCTGAGCCATCTCTAATTCTTCATCATCTAATATACCAGTCTCAGATGCTTTGAATAAGAATCTCTTCCAGCCCTTCTTCTCTTTAGCTGTGTGGTAAATATCATAGAATTCATTCTTACCCTTAGGTGTACCAATAAAGATACCCCAACCTTTCCTATCTGATAGTGCAGGTCTTATAACCTCACTATACATCTTAGGGTTCATCTGGGCATACTCATCTAAGATGACACCATCAAGGTATATACCCCTAAGAGTATCTGGATTATCAGCACCATATAACTGTATCCTAGCACCCATAAAGTCAGCCCTTAGCTCAGCCTCATTAAACTTAACATCTGGGAAATCATACAACAATCTCTTTAATTCATCCCAAGCTACAGTCTTAGCTTGCTTAAATAGCGGTGCTAAGTATGCATATCTTGGTGCTTTCTTACCTAACTGTAAGTCTTGTATAGCTGACTTAATCATCTGATTAATAGCAAATACAGTCTTACCAAATCTTCTGTGACAAACTACAACATTAAATCTAGCTAACTCATTGTGTAGCTTTGCTTGTAATACTCTGGGCGTATAAGGTATTACAATCCCTTTACGTTTCTCCTCCCTCTTATCCTGCATTACTGGATAGTAGGTTCTCTTCTGTTAGCATCAGCTATATCCTCTTCATCCTCAGACCAACTGATATCAAAGTTTCTATCTTCGTGTACAATATGTTGCTTAGGTGTCCAGCCACCTTGTGTCTTAAGCCAGAAGGTAGTCATA